TAGTAAAGAAGAAGTTGATGTCATTTATGACATGTTCAAAGCCAGCGTAGACGGCGAATTGTATGATCCTAAGCGTTGGGGTCAATACTTTAAACCTGCAGGTGTAAACCTTGGTAACTTGGTACCAGCAAGTGTAGGATCAGATGTTGATGCCGCAGAGTCAAGTTTCAAAGCACCTACTCCGGCAGCTCGTCCTGCTTCTGTAGCGGCTCCTAAGCCCACAGTAGTTGATGATGATGAAGATGCTCCTTTTGAAGTAGCTGAAGAAGCTGCCGCACCAGAAGGTAAAAAGAATGTTAACGACATTCTTGCAATGATCCGTAATCGTCAGCAAAAGTAAACACGGCTCGGGCCTCTGCAATTTATTGTACGCCCAAGTTCTCAATGCTTAAAAAGCGTTTATTAACTAATAAAGATATGACACTACCAGACGAAAGATATCGTGCTGTACTATCTGCCAAAGAATTGCTAGTCGAAATAGCTAATACCGGCGGCAGATGGAAACGTATACCAAAAGAATTACGACTATATTGTATTCACGCATTACGTCATTATCCTACTGAGTATGATATGAAGGCCGCGGCAAGACGAGCACCTGAAGTGTTCCAAGAAAAAATGAATCCATTAGTTAGAATTCTAACAATGTATGACAATGAACAAAAGGAAAATGAAATGAAAAATATACCAAATGTAACTTTTGCCTTTAGACAAGGTGACGAAGAACCTGAACAAGGTGGATGCCCAATCGGTGGCGAGTTTGTGTTTAAAACAAGCAATGATTTGTTTGCCAACAAACGGGTAGTAGTGTTTAGCTTACCCGGAGCATTTACACCAACTTGTTCAACATATCAATTGCCAGGCTTTGAAGGTCAATTTAATGATTTTAAAGCACAAGGTATTGATGAAATTTATTGTGTCAGCGTTAATGATGCGTTTGTCATGAATGAATGGGCTCGTGCTCTTAAAATTAAAAACGTTCGGGTCATCCCAGACGGTGCAGGCGCCTTTACAGAAGGCATGGGCATGACAGTTGACATGAGTGCAATTGGTTTTGGTAAACGCAGTCGTCGATATGCCGCAATCATTGACAACGGCAACGTGGAACAAATGTTTGTGGAACCAGAATCAAGTGCCACCGATCCCGATCCATATGGCGTTTCAAGTCCAGAAAATGTTATGAAGCACTTACAGGGAGAATAATATGACAAAACCATTTGACGTAAGTAAATTTAGAAAAGAAATCACTAAGAGCATCGAAGGCCTTAGCATTGGTTTTAATGATCCTACAGATTGGATCAGCACAGGTAACTATACACTAAACTATTTGATTAGTGGCGACTTTTTCAAAGGTGTGCCCATGGGCAAGGTCACTGTATTTGCCGGTGAGTCTGGAGCAGGTAAAAGTTTTATCTGTTCAGGCAACTTAGTTCGTCATGCACAAGAGCAGGGCATTTATGTTGTGCTTATTGACACAGAGAACGCATTAGACGAGGCATGGCTTCACGCACTTGGTGTAGATACTGGCGAAGATAAGTTGCTAAAACTTAATATGGCCATGATTGATGACGTGGCTATGACTATTACAAAATTTGTTGCAGATTACAAAGCAATGGCAGAAGATGCTAGGCCTAAAGTATTATTCGTAATAGACAGTTTAGGTATGTTGTTAACTCCCACAGACGTTAATCAGTTCCAAGCAGGTGACATGAAAGGTGACATGGGCCGTAAGCCCAAAGCACTGACATCATTGGTTCGTAATACAGTTAATATGTTTGGTAACTTAAACATTGGTATGGTATGTACTAATCACACTTATGCCAGTCAAGACATGTTTGATCCAGATGACAAGATTAGTGGCGGACAAGGCTTTATCTATGCTAGTTCCATTGTAGTAGCTATGCGTAAATTAAAACTTAAAGAAGATGAAGACGGCAATAAGACTGGCAGTCAAGTAATGGGTATTCGTGCTAGTTGTAAAATTATGAAAACTCGTTATGCTAAACCATTTGAGTCAGTTCATGTTAAGATTCCGTATGCAACAGGCATGAGTCCTTACAGTGGATTGTTTGATATGCTAGAAGAAAAAGGCAGTTTGAAACGTGAAGGCAATAGTTATAGTTATGTAACTAAAGAAGGTGAAATCCTTAAGGCCATGCGTAAAGGTTGGAACAATGAAATGTTGGACAAAGCAATGGCAGATATCATGCTTAGAGATTTGACTGCGGGAGTAAATACATCAGAAACAACACCATTGGAGGATATTGAAGATGCTGTATGATGAACAAGTTAATTTAATTGTAGATGTTTGGGCAACGGTTAAAACTTATATTGACAAGAAAGAACGTTATGATGCCGCCAGCGCATTTTTGCGTAGTTTAGAAAATCACTATGAAATGGATAGTGTTGCAGAAGAACTTCTTGGCAATGACGCTACTCTGGATGCTGTAATTAAAGATTTGTATACTGCCGACGACATTGTAGATGACGAAGACAACTACGAAGAAGATAATTACGACTCTGACTACGACGAATGAGCGATTGGTACAGACGTGTTACTGGCAACTTGGGCGAGTTGCCAGGCTCAATAGCCTACTATGAATCTGAGTTGCAGGATGCTAGAATAGAAACTAGTATCAAAGGTAACTTAGAATCTAACTCTAGACTTATGCCTGGAATAGTAGAACACAGATTTAACCAATTACAAGAAGTCGAGGCTATACTTGAATTCCTAAACATCCAACTTAGAAAAAAACGAAGTGAGATGTTTAGGAAGTATACCGAAAATTATAATAGAACACTCAGTGATCGTAGTGCAGACAAATATGTTGACGGCGATGATGAAGTAATTGAATGGCAAATTCTTGTAAATGAGTTTGCTATGATTCGTAACAAGTACCTTGGCATCATGAAAGCCATTGATACTAAGCAATGGCAGATTACTAATATTGTTAAACTCCGTGTAGCCGGAATGGACGATACAACTTTGGGTTAATTGACACAAATTCCTTTTTGCAGTATAATACACTATCAACAGTAAAAAGGAGTTCTAAATGGAACTAGCAATCGGAACTAAAATTGTTTATACAAGTGCCGCAGGTACCCGTCGTGCAGAAGTAGTTGGTATCAAAATTAGTCCTACAGCAAAGCCTGGATTTCTTAATACTTTTGTTACACTTTTTGTTCCGGCCCAAAATGGTGCTAAATTTGACACTCATACTACAATTTGCGCTGACGATTCCAGCTTAAAAATGTTCAAAGTTGCTGTCATTTAATTGACATAAATTGGAAGACGTGTTATAATAACACATAGATTAACAAAACAGGAGTTTTATATGCGAGTTCAACCTTCTACTTTAGTAATGATCCATCCTATGGCTCCTTATATTGCAAAACAGATGCTTGCTCATCAACCCAATCAACCGCGAATTGGTAATAGTACTAATTACTGTAAACATAAAGGCGGCATCTGGCAAGAATTTGACTACAAAACACTCTCATATTTAGGTGAAGTTATGTCTAAAAAAGACATGGTTAATCTTTTTATTAATCTAGTAACAGAATGCAAAGGCTACGGTAAAAATGGCGGCACTCGCGCAGATGTAACTGCTAATAGAGCTTTTAGTGCCCTTCTTAAAGAAGGCCTTATTGTTATTGTTTAATTGACACAAATTGGCTTTAGTGCTATAATACATACATAGATTAACAAAACAGGAGTTTGTAAATGGCTAATGTAACTATTTTTGCAGGCGAGTATCGCGGCACTAAAGTTCGCAATGAGACGTTCCGTTTGGTCTCAGATGTTAAGACTGGCGCAAAAGGTTTGTATGTAACAGTACAAGACAATGGTACTCTTGGCTACAAAGGCAAGAGCGTTAAAGTTAAAATTAAAAGCATGGAGGATATCACAGTGAGTGGTCAAACTATTGCTGACATGTCAGATAGTCAGCGTCGCAAGGCAAACAAAGATGACAATGTGTTTTCATTGATGGTTACTAAAGAGCCAGAAGTGTACACAGAAACAGATGAGCAAGCTATTGAACGCATCCGTGAACGCTTTGACATCCTAGACCAAATGGCAGAAGGTACTACAACAGGTGCAGTTCGTGCTATGATTGTTAGTGGCCCTCCAGGCGTAGGTAAATCCTTTGGTGTTGAAAAGGTGCTAGAAGAAGCAAGTTTGTTTGACAAGATGGCAGACCGCAAGAACCGTTTTGAAGTTGTTAAAGGTGCAATGTCAGCATTAGGTTTGTATGCTAAACTTTACAAGTTCTCAGATGAAGGCAATGTATTAGTGTTTGACGACTGTGACAGCATCTTGCTTGACGACTTGTCGTTAAACATTTTGAAAGCCGCATTAGACAGTTCTAAGAAACGTTATATTTCTTGGAACACTGACAGCAGTATGTTGGGTCGCGAAGGCATTCCAGATCGTTTTGAATTTAAAGGTAGTGTGATTTTTATTACTAACATTAAGTTTGAGCACGTTCGTAGTAAAAAGTTGAAAGACCATTTGGATGCATTAGAAAGCCGTTGCCACTATTTGGACTTGACAATGGACACCCAACGCGACAAGTTCCTGCGTATTAAACAGATTGTGCGTGATGGTATGTTGGACAGTTATGATTTTGAAGAGCATGCCGCACAAGAGATTGTGGACTATATGTGGGAAATGAAATCCCGTTTGCGTGAGTTGTCTTTACGTACAGTTTTGAAGATTGCAGACTTGCGTAAGATGTCAGAGCACAACTGGAAACGTCTTGCAGAGACTACAATTTTGAAACGTGCAGAAATGTGATAAACTAAGCAAAGCCCAGTTAATTGACGTTAATTGGGCTTTGTGCTATAATATGTACTTAAACAGCAACAAGGAATCTAAATGAAATTCAAACCCACTCTTATTACTTTGGCAGTAGCGGCATTAGCAACAAGTGTGCAAGCGCAGACGTTGACTAAAGAATTTTATGACAGCAAAGGTACATTGACCACCACCACTTATAAAGCATTTACAGGCACAGGTGTTACATTGGCTTGGGGTCGCGGCTTTACTGGTCTTGGCGTTAAGGTAGCAGTACTAGACAGCGGTTTTGATTTGTCGCATACAGACTTGAAAGGTCAAGTTATTGCCTCCAAGAACTTCAGCGACATTGTTGTAGAAAACACAAAGACTAATGCAAATAATTTTAAAGCCAATATTCAAACAGGCACAGACATTACTTGGAGTTTACACGGCACCCAAATGGCAAGTATTATTGCCGGTAAGGCAGATGGTAATGGTGCAGTAGGTGTAGCACCAGATGCTCGTCTATTGTTGGCACAGGTTGGTCAAGGTGTTACATATAGCAGTTCAACAAATACCTGGACATATAGTGGCACAGGTATTAGTGCGCCAGCTTTAATCTCTGCTTTAACTTGGGCAGAAGCCAATGGTGCTACTGTAGCTAATATGAGTTTAGGTAGCAGTTATGACAAAACATTCCAAAAAGGTGTTACATTATTGAGTCCTGGGTTGTACAAGGCTCCGGTAGCATACGGTTCAATGTACGGTAACACTACAAAAGAATTATTGGCATTTGCTGGTGCAAGTAAGACAATGGCTCTTGTTGCCGCGGCAGGCAATGATGGTTTACCTTACGCACAATTTCCAGGTGCATACGCCACTCAAGTAGATACTAAAGGTAATTTGGTTCTTGGTGGTCGTATGCTTATTGTAGGAAGTGTGAGCCCAACTAATGTCATTAGTACATTCTCTAACCAAGCAGGTAGTTTTTGTACCAACCTAGTTGGTACAACGTGCAAAGATCCTTACTATGTCAAAGACTTTTTTGTTGTAGCACCAGGCGAAGGCATTATTAGTAGTATTGCTGGCCAAACTAAAACGTGTCTAGATGCTAATAAAAATGTAATAGGTTGTTCAAATCCAGTAAGTGGCACAAGCCCAGCGGCAGCTTTTGTCAGCGGCGGCATTGCACTTATGAAACAGGCGTGGCCACAACTTAGTGGTGCTCAACTAGTTAACCTAGTTAAGACAACTGCCACAGACTTAGGCGCCAAAGGCGTAGATGAAGTTTATGGTTATGGTTTAGTTAACTTTGACAAAGCGACACAGCCAACAGGTACAGTAAAATATACCACACAAACATTGTCTACAAGTACAGTAGTGGCAGGTACTCCTGTGGTCAATGTTAGTATTAGTGCAACAGGTAGTCTTGGTAGCGCAATGAAAGGCAGTAGTGTGCTGTCTAACGTACAAGTTGTTGACAACATTAATCGCAACTATACAGCAGACTTTACACGGGCAATTGGTAATAGTAGTCCAATTAATAGTTTGGCAATGAGTCCTTATCTTGCTATGCAAGGCACAGGCTATCGCGAGTTTAGTGTACCATTTGGTAAGACAGATACAATCTCGTTTATGTCTAGTTCAAATGGTATGGCTGCCCAATATGAAACAACATACAATGACACTCGGGTATCTTTGCAAGTTGGTTCTATGACAGAAGCCAATGGCTTTCTAAATAACTATGGCACTGGACTTACATCTTTTGGTAACAGTGGTACAACTTGGGCCTTGGTTGGCGGCGAGAAAGATATTGGTGCTAATTTTAGCGTCTTAGGTAACTATGGTGTTGGCATTACAAAAACTGGAAGTGTGCAAAACAGTATGATTGCACTAAGTCCAACATTGGTCAGTGACACTTGGAAACTTGGTATTGCTAAAAACAATATATTCTTTAGCGGCAAGACCAATGACAAGTTGTCGTTGAGTGTACAAGGTCCTGTGGCAGTACGTCGAGGCCACGCAGATGTAACGGCAGTGACTGGCTATAACTATACCACTGACGCAGAAGACAATACCTCTGCCACACCAATCAGTTCCACAGAACGTATGAACTTGGCATCAGGTAAACGTGAGACTAACTTAATACTTGGATATAACGTACAAGTACAAAATCAAACCTACATAGGTTTTGCAGTAGGTCGTCAATTTAATGCCAATGGTGTAAATGCTAACACGGTGGCGTTCACTGCTAGAAGTGTGTTCTAATTAATAGGACTAGAGATAGTCCTATTTTTGGTTAGATTAAGTTTAAATTTAATAGACTTAATCTAAAAAGTGTGTTATAATAACTCTAATGCTTGTGTTATCAAGCAGATTATAACATTTTTTAGTTGTAAGGTAAACCGATTGCTTGTGTTCAAGTAATTTGTTTTAAAACATTTTTTTAAAAGGAAACTTAAAATGGCATATCATGCTAAAATTACGGCCCAGTTCGGTGCCGACTTGTTCAAAGTACTTGGTCCTAAAGCAGACCGCAGACCTTGGAATTCTCTTTCTCTTGCAGAACAAAAATCCCGTCTCAAACGAATCCCAGAGTATATTAACACTCGCAGTTTAGGAAAACAACCTACACTTGTCGACGTGGTTGTTTACTGTCTAAATAAACTTGTGCTAATGGGCACAGATAATCCTTTACTAGGTATTGACCTGCCTGTATACGATAGTTTAACAGATGCCGCAGACAAATTAAAAACTCAGGCATTAAATTATAATGCAAGTAACCTGCAACCTCTTGACAAGTTGGTCAAGAATGCAGACAAACAACGTGACGTTTTTCTGCGCCATATCTTTGAAGATATTATTTTACGTTTTAATCCAGGATTAGTTTTGCCCGGTGTCGGACGTATGAATAGTAAAGGTTGGTTGTTTGTTAACGATGCTCAACACAGAACACTTGGTTGTATTGTTCTTGGTATTGAAGATGTACCAATTAATTTTATTACAAGCGATGACGAGTTTTGGGACGTAGCACAATATGCCGCATTAAACATTCACAGCCTTGTTGCAAGCGAGTTTGATCGTTATCGCATTCGTGTTCAACGAGAACAAGCCGCACGTGATGCAGGGATGCCTAGTGAACCAGAAGATGCAGTTAGTTTTGAACTTAGTGACTTGTTTGCTAATTTAGGCATTACAGTAGTTGAGAAAACAGATGATGGTAGCAAAGCATTAGTTCTTACTAGTATTGGTAATATGATTAAGTATCGTATTACATTTGGTAAAGATTATTTTACTCGTGCTACAACTATTAATGCTCAGTTGTTTCCCACTAGTAAATTTCATACTGCTAACAGTTGGGGTTTAATGGAGTTCTTAAAATATCAGAATCTCAAAGAAGACGATATGACTGCTGACTATGAGATTATGAACGCT